GACATTGAGCTTAAAGAAGATGCACTTACTCCTGCAGAGCAACGTATTCTTGAGAACAAAGAGGTAGGTTTTACTCTAAGGTATGATCCGGATGCTCATAGAAGTGTTTCTCGTAAGACATGGACTTGGGATAAGGTAGAGCCAAGAGGTAAGGATCTTATAACTACAGACAAAGAGGTGTATTATGGTGGTAAAGAGGATGAAGAGGCGCTTGTCATGGCAGCAGGTATACTCTATCCTTCTGCACCTCCTCTTAATAACTATGCTTCTTGGGGTGAAGTTCCTAGAGCTTTGTTTACTCTTAGTCCTTCTGTGCATTATAATTCTTGGTACAGAGATAGAGAGAAGCCGTATGTAGAAGATGACAACTATCCTCAATTGATCAGACTTAGTAGCTCTGCTATAAAGAGGATGGAAAAAGCAAATGCTTTGTCTCATATAGATAATTTCTTCTTCTTTAGAACAAGTCATAATACTATCGAGACACATCCATCTGTACGGACAGCTTATACTATTCGTAGGATAGGAGATGTTTGGCCTTTCTTTGACAATTATCTTAGGTCTTTTGACCGTATTGACAATAAGATATCAAGTAAAGCAAGGACTCTTAGGGACTATCTTGATAAGCATAGCAAATACTTTTGGGCAATCAGTCAAAATAATAAGAATCCTATTTGGGATAGACTGGACGAGCTGTATAAGTTCCAACTGTATTGTGCAAGCCTGGACTCTGAAGATGAGGATAGAGATAAGAAGATAGCTCAGAAGAGCTTTGAAACTTTTGTCTTTACCGACATCGTTGGAGCTAACGTAGCTGACCTTGATATGCTAAGTCTGTTTGAAGAACTTAAGTCTTATGCTTCAGTACTTGATCCTGTACTTGGTCATATGCCTTGTTCTTCTCTTATGCATAATGATACTGCAGATGAGATCAAGAAGTATATTAAACTCTATGACAGGGATCAGTGGGAGTGGGATAAAGAGGCTCTTATAAAACATGCCTTAGCATCATTACAATAAAAGTAATTTACGTATCTTTAATTTATAAAACTGTTACAAATGATAACAATTAATGTTATTGATGACCAAATAGTTGGTTCATGCGGTGAAACTCCGTTTTCAATGCCTTTTGATAAAGCTGTTTACGATACTCTAGAATCTTTGGCTCATGCAGCTGAAGAAGCCGAGACCGTAGATGAGTACAACAGTATTATCGCAGAAGGCGAATCTTTGGTTCTTGGAGCTAAAGAGTTTATAGGGTCTGTTATAGAAACAGAGTGTGAGTACATCAAAGTAGATCCTATGTCTAAAGAGTTCTTTCTACACTACAATGATCAGACATCAGATATTGCTATGCCTCAAGCATTGGTAGATAGAATCATCTATTCTCAGGATAAGGGTATAGATTTCATGCCTCTTGTACGTATGTGGGTAAGATTCTTGCGTAATCCTAACCTTAATAAGGAAGGTAAAGGCGCTGCTTTCGGTGAGAAGTTCTTCAACTTTGTAAATATGAAGTATGTACACCCTAAACTTAAGCAAGAGTTTATGGAGGAGCATGGTCTTACAGAGGAAGCAGCTGAAGAAAGAGCTACTATGTATCAGATGAAGATCACTAAAGAGGGTCTACTTAATGGTTACAAGGTTTCTAGAGAGATCGAGTATAAGTATGAGGCAGATGAAGATGGTGAACTTCGTACAGTTCCACGTTATGCAAGAACTTTCAACCCTGATACAGGTGAGATTGACTCTGATGGTAAGCCGGAACATGTAGAGGATAGACTATTTGAACCTTCTGTAATGGGTAGTGGCGGTGATGCTTTCAGTTGTGAAGGACCTAATGGATATGATTCTAATGGGCATTTCATTAAAGTAGGTTGCAAGCATGCGCTAGACAGTTGGGATATGGTAAACATTAACGACAATAGCTCATGTGTCAAAGGTCTTCATGTAGGCGGATTAAAATACATAGCATGGTATAGTGGTGAGATACACAATGTCTTCATCGATCCTATGCATGTAGGTGCAGTTCCAGATGATGTGGACGGTGCTATCCGATGCAAGGAGTACTTTGTACATAGCTCGTTAGCAGGCGTTAATGGTTCTATATACCACAGTTCTACGTATGCTAAAGCAACTGATGAACAATGGAAAGCCATGTTAGAGGAAGCTGTTGCAGTTCATATTGAAGCAGTGGAAAAACAAGCAGCAGATTTAAAAAGACTACAGTCTTTAGTTTAAGTTGTTTGGAGATCAGCAGGGACCGGGTACTTAATTGTGCTCGGTCCTTTTTTATTAATCATATTATACAACATGAATGTTAGAAATAATAAAACAAGGAGAAGGGTTATACGATCCAGACTCTATAGAAAAAAGTAACTCTAAACTATGTCTTATAGATGCAGATAGCCTCTTGTATTACTGTATGGGGGAAGAAACATTTGAAGACTGTAAGATCAAACTTGACAATTTTATACTGAATATACTTGAGACCTGTAAAACTCATAGGTATGTAGCTTTTATGACCCCTTATGAAACTTTCAGGAGAAAGATAGGTGTTACAAAACCGTACAAAGGAAACAGAAAAGGTAAAAAGGTACCTCCAGTATTCTATGGTTTGAAAGCTTATGCAGAACAAGAATGGGATTTTACATCTGTAAAAGGTATAGAGGCAGATGACTGTGTAGGGTTATACAGTTCTATGCTACAAGATCAAGAAGTTGTAATATGCAGTCCAGATAAGGATGTTATACTTCAAGTTCCAGGGCTACATTACAATTACCAAAAGAATGAGTGGGTTAACAACAATGTTGAAAGCGCATGGCATTTCTTATGGATGCAAGTTCTTGCGGGAGACAGTGTTGATGGTGTTCCTGGCATACCTGGTATAGGTATGAAAAAGGCTGAAGGTGCTTTTGAGGGAGTTCCAAAAGAAAAGTTTCCTGTTAGAGCTTTGGATATGTACTTAGAAAAAATCAAAGTAGAAGACGATTCTAAATTTGATCAATCAGCTGTAAAGCTAAAGGTTGACAAGTTTAAAGAGACTTTGGATCTGGTATATATGCTAAAGACAGAAAAAGATCTTAGTAGTTATGGGATAGAATTGCCTGAGTTACAAATTAATAATGTGCTAGAAAAATGGGAGGAAGAAACTCAGTCATCTCTATAAAAGATCCGCTTACAGTAACTGTAGCAAATACTATGGATGTATCTATAGAAAAAGATAGTGAAAATAATATAATTGCAATTGATATTCCAGGACTATCTAAAATATCTATTGGTAATACTATTACTGTATCAGCTAAAAAGTTCAAATTTAAGATTAACAGCATCGAGAGTAAAGATATAATGGGTCTACCTGTGTATGATCTGATAATGGCTCCTAGAACTAAAGCATCTTTGTTTGTACTTCCTATGCTGCCTGGCAATAGGCAAAGTTATTATTATGATAAGCTTTTACTTAACTGTTTCATAGGTACAAAAGAACATGATAATGTAATTGCACTTCTGTTTAGATTTTCAGGGATGAAAAGTTTTATATCTCTAGAAGAATCTTTAAAGAAGCTAAAGTCTTTTATAAAAACTGAAGACCCAACTACTACTACAGTACTGTTTGTTTTTGATGTACCTGAAAAATTCAAGGAAGACTATCAAAAATTCAAAGAAGGCAAGTATTCAGAAATGAATACTAACTATAAATATCGGATTCTAGATTTTCACAATGCCTCTGAAGATGGCGCTATTGGACAGATACTTTTCAAAGGAGATGAACGTAAACATCAATTAGAAGAGATCATTGGACAGTCGTTACCTGAAAATGCAGAGTTACTCAGCTCTCCAGATATTGAGCAGGAAATGTATGATAAAGAAGTTTATAGTATTTAAGAAACCTTAAGGGTGTAAAGTGTAAGACAGGAGTCTTTTTATGTCCTACTACCGGAAACAGCTTTACTAAACTTAATTACAATGGTACAGACCCCTATAGCTTTAAAATATTTATACACTCGTAAACATCAAATTACTGCTCAGATGTCAAGACTTATAGATGTAAGTCCAGATTCTAAATGGGATGTAAGAGCTAAGACAGAGTTAAAAGCTTTACAAAAAGCTTATCAAGAAACTATTAAAGAAATCAATTTACTTGAATCATTATGATTGAAAGATGATGCTAAAACAAAAACCGATTAAAGAAATAGTGCGACATAACACACTTTGCATATTGCGATTTGAGAATTGAAATAGAATTAATTTGAATAGTGCGATAAAGCACACTAATAAGATGAAAACAAGAGAACAAGCAGAAAAGAAAGCGTTGGAGTTGTATCCAAAGACACACATAGCAACCGTTAACCAGTTACATGAAGTTTCAAGACAAGCCTTCTTGAAAGGTGTTGAGTATTCTTTTGGTTTCATAGATCAATCTCAGTACAAAATAGGATACGATCCGTTTGGAGATCCTAAGATAGTGTTTCCAAAAATTAAACCAGCTACGGAATTGACAAACGAAAAACATTCTGAAAGTCTTGACACCAAAGAGAATGAAGGTTCGGAGTTACCTTCGGAAAAGCAGAAGGACAAACAGAAAAGAAATCCATCGCTAATTGACTTCAGAAATTGGCTGACAGCAAACGACAACGGACATCGTTCAGCTTCATTGATGGTTGCTGAATTTATTTATCAAAACTCAAAACCCTGAACAAAGATGAGTAAATGTGAAATATGCGGTAAGGAGGGCTTTCACAAATTGAGCTGCCCAACGCAGAAGGTAACCTTTTGGTTCGATAAGGATTCGTTAGACAAGATGTATAAATCTATTGACAAGGAACTCGCTAATACATTCATCCCCACACTTGAAGGAGACGAAGCAGAGGAGTTCATTCGCAAGGCAGAATCAGCAGAAAAAGCAACCATTGACTGGAGCAGACAGATGAAACAGATGGAACTTGCGTTGAAGAAATCGCGTATCGCGAATCGCAAATTAAAATACGGAAAAGGTGAAGCACCTAAAGTGAAACGAAGTAAAGACGTAGAAGAATGAAAGCAACAGAGTTAAGAATAGGCAATTTAGCTATTGACACAACAGAGGGGTTTGCTGGTAGAAAAAACAGAACCATAGAAGTAAGCCATGAAGTAATTTACTCGATAGCTTGCGGTAATGATTATTGGAAACCAGTCCCACTAACAGAAGAATGGCTTGAACGGTTTGGGTTTGAGCAGATGAAGTTATACACTGGAGATAATTGCTTTGTGAAAGAAAAGTTTTGTGTTCTCTGTGATGGTCAATTAAAAAATTACGATTTAAGATTGACTTTCGATAGCGACCAAACTATAAGAGTAGAGTTGGATTACGTACACCAACTTCAGAACCTATACTTCGCACTAACAGGTGAAGAACTCCAAACTGACGAAACAGATCAAAAAGTCAACTAATAAACTTACGAAATGAGTAAAGAGACAATAAAACCTAAGTTATTTGAGATAGTAACTGAGCATAATACACACTATATAGTAGCTTACGATGCGGCTCATGCTATTACGTCATTAATTAATGAATGGAGTAGTGAAAAAGATATTAAATCGGTAAAGAAATTGACTGATGATTGGGGTTCACATCTGTTCGTAGCTAAAGAATGTCTGCCTCAAGGACTTGTAAATAAAACTATAGATGATAACAAAAGTAAAACGTAAAAGTATGGTCATCAGACCATCAGGACGTTCTACTGATTATATCTCTCCTTCCTTCGGTCATGGTTGTCTTTATGATTGCAGCTATTGTTACATGAAACGTAGTAAACCTACGGGTCTTACGATAGCTACAAATACAGAAGACATTCTTACAGCTATGAACAGTCATGCATACTTTGCAGATGTTCAAAAGCCTAACCAGACCCATCCAGATTATGTTACTTATGATATCTCGTGTAACGAGGACTTTGCATTGCATGCTAAACATCATGAGTGGAAGAAGATATTTCAGTTTTTCAAGGACCATCCTGTAGCTATGGGTTCATTTGCTACCAAGTATGTGAATCCAAATCTTGTAGAATTTGATCCAGGCAAGAAAGTACGTATCAGATTCAGTCTGATGCCTCAAAATATGTCTGACATACACGAACCGAACACCAGTAAAATAATAGATAGAATAAAAGCCATTGATGCTTTTATAGAGAGTGGTTATGATGTTCATGTAAACTTCAGCCCTGTGATACTTTATCAGAACTGGAAAGAAGACTACAAAGAATTATTTCAAATGCTTGATGACTATGTAGATTACAAGGATCAAGTACTAGCGGAGGTTATATTTCTTACACATAATGAGGGTAGACACCTAGATAATCTTAAAAATAAACCTGCCGTAGAGAAACATTTATGGGTGCCAGGTATACAAGAGGTTAAAACATCTCAGTATGGAGGTAAAAACCTACGCTATAAGTTAGGACTTAAGTCAAAGTATATTAACCGGTTCAAGGAGTTGCATGAATCTACTATTCCTTGGAACACAATCAGATATATATTCTAATGAAAAGGTTTCAAAAACGCAGAGTAACACTTCGTAATACTCTTAAATTAAAGAAGTATGGGTTTCCATTATTCTTTATGATGAATATTATAAGTGCAATGTTAATAGTAACAATGATAAAATTTATGTAATTATGGGATTAGATGCATATATGTTCTCTTACAAGGGAAAGAATAGAAAAGAAGTAGATTTTTCTCACGATCAAAAAACTAATGAGGAAGTACACTACTGGAGAAAACATCCAAACTTAGAAAGATGGATGTCTGATCTTTACTTTAAGAAAGGAGGTAATGGAACGTACGGCATGGACGGTAAATCTTTTAACTGTAATAAGGTGCAGCTTACAAAAGAAGATCTATTAGAACTTAAAGATATTACAGATAAGAATGCATTACCTATGGGTGGTGGATTTTTTCATGGTGATCCTCAAGGTGCTAATGAGTACTATAGAGAGGAGACTCTTGAAGCTATAGACCGTGCTTTAGAAGCTATAGAAAATAAAAGGAAGGTATACTATACTTCCTGGTGGTAATTATTTATCACCAGTGACAAAAGTATAGAACTGATTATAGCCTAATCCAACTGTTTCTGCAAGTTCTCTGCCTGCAGATTTCATTCTACCATCTAACTTGTCTGTAGTAGCTTGCCTATGTATCACAGATACAAGACGTAAAGCATCTTCTACAATACCCAATGAAGGTATAGCGGACTTGTTCAGCTTTATCAATTCATTTGGGTTTAGAGCAAATGTAACTTCCAACTGAACCTTAGCAAGCACTTCAGAAAACATGCGTAATGCATGATTCTGTTGTGCTAAGGTTTCGTCGTCATCTGGTCCAAATCCTCTCATTGCAAACAGTGAGCCTAGCAAAGTAAGTGCTATGGCTATCTGTACCTCTCTTAGCCCTGATCTTACAGATGCTTCACGCATTTCTATGTAGGATTCAAGATCTAAGTTTTTAAAGTCAGGATCGTTAGTATTCTTTTTAAGGTAATCCAGTTCTAATTGTATAGATGCTCTCTGAGCATCATACTTCTTCTGATCAGAAGCAGACCATTTACCTTTAGCTTCTAAACGAGCCTTTCTTTTATTACTAATATTATATCCTTGGAACAGTACCAAGTGTGACATAAGATTCTTAGCAGTCTTTAGGTTATTACCCACCCATGTCATGATAGTTTCTCCTTCATCAAAGTTTTCTCTTTGACTCATGCCTCTGGCCAGTCCTCCAAATCTTCCTTCTACTGGCGCATCTTCAATGTAATCGAAGTATCTACCTTTAAATCTCTTGTGTAGATATCCAGGCATCCACCACTTAAACGTACCAAATAATCTAAATGCCATTTCGGTATGAGCAGCTACAATATTATCTGAACCCTGCTCCCCCTTTATACCGGATACAATTCTCTTTACCTTTTGTCTAAATGTAGTAAAAGCTTCATCAGATAAGGTACCTATCTCTACTCTCATATCACCTTTTTTATTGGTGACAATACCTTCTTTAAGTACTTCTATAAGAGGCTTTGTACCTTCTGGTAATTGAGCTAATCTTTTTATTTCTCCATCCTCACTGATACCGTGGGAGTGCATCATAGCTACCGCTACATTTCTATCTATAGATCTGTCTGTAAGTCCTAACGGCTCATAAAGAAACGATGTGTCTAAAGCTTGAGACAGTGTAGAGCTTTGCATTCTTCTAGCTCTATGGTATGTATGCCCTTCTGTATGGAGATTCAAGTAATCTGTAACAGCATAGTAAGCTCTTCTGTCACTGGATGCGAACATCTTTATAGACTTATTAAGGTCTTCTCCTGAGTAGTGTACACCTCCTCTACCCTCAACATGAGTAAATAAACTACCTGCGATCTTAGTAGATATACCTAATCGTACTGGTAAAGAAATCTTCATAAGACTGAATATGCTATTCATCTTACTGATCATCTTTTGAGCGCTTACATTACCTATAAACATATCGTCACTGCTGTATGAGTGACCGTACATATAGTAATTGAATAGCTGATCGTAAAGCTGTATTGTTTCCGGATCTATTTTTTCATCTCTGAATGTTCCTGCTGCAGTCTTTTCAATAGAACCATAAGCTATTTTACCTTTTACGGCTCTCTTTTGCTTAAGCTGTCTACCTGAAAGCTTTTCAGTCACAAGCTGGTGACGCATGAATTGGAGTTCAGATTCTATTTTAGATTTCTCCATATAGTTATAGATACTAGAACCCATTAGATACATGGATCTTGATAGGTCTCTAGATACTAACTGAGAACTTTTATCTCCTTTTCTATTACGTAGTGGTTGTATAAAAGGTAGGGGTATTTTATTTACAGTATTTCCTCCAGAAGTATCATCTTCATCTTCTTTTACCACCCATCCTCTTGATGCCCAATCTGTAAGGACATCTTTATCAAAAAACTCTCCTTTTACAGCTCTTTCTACAAGAGAAGTTCTAACTGATGGTATCATATCATAGTTAAGAGATACTCCATCTAGTTCTTCGTTCCATTCCTGTAGCTGGTCTTTCCAAGCAGTATAGTAATTAAGTAAAGCTTCATTACCTGGAGCATTAAGCATGGTGTACTCTTTACTCCAAACTTCTTTAGCAACTTCAGGTTTAACTTCTAGATAGGCTCTATACCTTGAAGATGTCCAAGCTTTAGGATTACCTCCAAATACATTATACCTGTCTTTAAAAGATTGTAGTTCAGCATCATAAGCCCTTCCTTGATCAGGGTACTCTAACTTTAACTGCGCAACCCTTCTTTTAAGTAATGCATCGTAAGATTTTTTAGCACCTTCTTTTATTTGAAAGTGTTTTTTCATCCACTCTATATCTGCATTTGCATCTCTACCTTCTTTGTCTGGAGATACTCTCTCTTCAACTTCCCCCCAAAACTCTTTTTTGAACATCGGTATAAGCTTAAGCTCTTCACCGGTATCCCTTATAAACATTTCATAGGTTTTTGTTAAAGACCTACCATTATTCTTAGCCCAAACTTTAAGTGTGTCGTTAAGATCTTCCCACTTCAATCGTAGCTCTTCAGTTCTTCGAGCTATAATATCATGTGTAATATTTATTCTCCTTTTAGTCTCTTTAAAAATAGGATTGTCTATCTGGTCCATTACTGTGAACTTTGCCAGGTATCCTACTTTAGGTGCCAGTACAGTTGTATCTAGCCTAGAAGATTCTTGAGTTCTGAATACAAGCTCATTCTGTATTTTATTGACACTTCCTCGTACTAGCCTGTCTAAAACTATAAGGTCTTTCTCAAGTTTCTTTTTAGCTTCCTCTGTTTTAAGCGTGTCTTTTTTGTCCTCCATTATCTCTTCGACATTGGAAAACATTGTAAGAATTTCAAGGGAGTGATGCAGTTCTTCAAACGTTATAAATCCTTCTGAATCAGGGTCTCTGTTATCTACATTCTCCTGTACTTTATTTACAGTATCGTTAAGCTCTTTAATAAGGCTGGAAAAGTTAGATTCTACTACAAAGCTTTGAATAGCTGCATAGATAATATCCTTCTCTCTTCTAACTTTTGCACTTGGCTTCTTCATATTAAGTTCTGTAAGCCTGTTGTACAGCTCAGAAAGCTTAGAGTTTATCTTAGCATCATCAGTATACTCAGATGCTACAGATATATGCTGTAGAAATCTATTTTTCTTAGCCCCTATGTTAAAGGTGTTTATACCTGTAGGCTTTCCGGTAGACTTATCCCAAGAAAAATCCATGTGTCCAGGGATAATTCTTGATCGTCTGATGTTGGTTATACCATAGTTATCTCTTAGAGTTTTACTGTACATAGATAACTGTGAGTCATAACTTTCTTTACGGCCTCCTCTAAAAGGATCTATAGCAATCTGTTTAGACCCTGCTTTACCAGTTGTAAACTTTTCTCTAGGGCTTATAAACTTGAAGTCGTATACTGCTGCAGATCCATCAGAGAATAGAAAAAGAATATCTATACTACCTCCTGTATCTGTAGCCTTATCATATACACGTACCTCTGTAAATATTTTAAAATCCTTATCAGGATCAATTTCTTTCTGTATTTCTCGAGCACTATTAAGAAGTCTGGATGTTTCTTCTTTGTACTCTTTAAGCATGGAGTCGTTAAGACCTGCTGCATTTTGAGCTTCCTTTACAGATACAGTAGGGTTATCATCAAGCTTTACTACTTGAGCACCCTTCATCTTTTTACCTTCAGATTCTATAAGTACCTGACCTAATGTGTGAAGGTTAGTTCCGGATTCTGCTGCAAACTTAGGCTTCTCTCTCTTTTGAGCTACCTTAACTGCATCTATACCTCCCATGCTGCGCATGAACTTTATAGTTGAAGGGTCTGTAACTCTTCGTGATACTATTCTTTCTGATCCGTCGTCCTCAGTATACATGTACCTTGCTATCAGACCTTGATCGTCCTCAAACAGCTCTACATTCTTCATCTTCCCTTCCACCATGTCTCTGGTAAGCTCAGGGTTGATCCTCAATCTGTTGTGCGTCTTTACAAGCTCTTCCTCTACAAGTTCTGCAGGCTTACCTGCTTCTAAAGACCTGAAGATCGTAGTATTAGTAGTAGAGTTTACCGCATCCTTGTATTCAGAAAGATTGGAGTTGAACAGGTTGTACGCTGCTTTCTTATAAGGATCCTCTAAATTGAAGATTTCTTTTAAAGCTTTCCAGGCTCTTTGCCACCATCTGAAGTCTCTATCTTCTACAGCATCTTCTCCAACTCTGTTAGTTATTATCTTAGCTATAGCTTCATCTATAAGAGCTTCTTGATCGTACGTTTCTAGACCTGAATACTTTTCTACCACCTCTGTATACTCAAGAGTTTTAGTAACTCTGTTTCTCATAGAGGAATACAAAGGACTGTTTGTATCCTTTAATGCATTTACATAAAAGTGTGCAAGCTCTTCTGTTATCTCTGACTCGTTACCCAGAGTAATAAGAACTGCTTTATTCAATAGATCTGCTGCAGCTACACCTTCTAGTGGATTGCCTTCACTGTCTTTAAGGTTTTCCATTACTTTTAATGAAAGACCTAACTGCTCCATAACAGATTTAGCAGATGCAGATATGTTAGTTTCTGCTTCTTCTATCCTAGCCTGTATCTCCTCTTCTGCGTTTTCAGGGGATATATCTGCAAGTTCTTGGAACTTTTCTAACTCTGATCCTCTAAATCGGACAAGAGTATTTCTTACCATGTTATCTCTCAAGTAAGAGTGACCTCTTAATGCTTTTGTTTCTGACCCTTGAAGATATATTACTGGTTCAGTAGTAATACCATACGTAGACTCAAGTGTGTTCTGAATACGGGCTGCTTCTTGGTTAAACTCATATGCAGGTGCAGTAAGTTCATAGAGTCTTCTACTTTCATTGTACTCCATAAGGTCCTTTCCGACCATATTATCTATAACTCTTTGTTCTATACTGCAACTCATTAGGTTCTTTTTAAGCTGTGTAACAGGTAATATCTACATCACCTTCATTATTATCAGGACTTATTCTATTCTTGTCAAGCATCTCATTCCTAGGGATACGAATAGTATCTGTCATATTTACAAAAGTACGACTTCCTGTTACAGGAATACTGACTGACTGCATTGAGTTAGCTGCTCCCCCTGATCTATCTGCTTTAAAGTTTCTATAGAAATACTTCTGAACTTTAGGTAAAGGTAGTCCTGCTTTTCTAGCAGCTTTTCTAGCCTGCAATGACTCTTTTGTTATCTTGTATGTAAATGGATATAGTTTCTGAGAAAAGCTATTGTCTTTAGGTACTATCTGTCTATCGTTATGGTTATCCATAAAGAACTTATCAAAGTAGGAACCTTCTATATTAAGTTGGCTACTACCATTTAAATAAGAATCCAAATAGTCTTCCATATACTCTAATACAAAATCTCCAGGGATTGTATTTAAGAAAGATACCGGTGACGATCCTACACCACTTTGCAGTAATGCTGTCTGCACAAATGCTCTTGCAAGATCAGGGTCTGTAGCTCTAATGTCATTGAACCCATCAAAGATAGTTCGCATTTCATAAGAGGTCATAGTTCTACTTACAGGTTGTAGGTAATCATTTGTTCTATCCTGGCCTTCTCTTGAAGCTGATATTACAGGAACCAAAGATAGTATGAATGGATTATCTCTCAAAGGATGATCTCCTTTAGGATCCTGAATCTTCTGAAGCCTGTTGGCCATAGAGTCATCTCCAAACATAAGTGCCTCTATGTTATTACCTAAAGGTATCATACCTTCTTTATATGCATTCTGTAATATGAATGATATAAATCCATCTTCAAACTTAGATAGGATACGTGCTCTATCGTCTACAGACAATCCCTTGATATTAGGGTTTGTAAATATTTTCTGCACTCTTCTAAAGTCATCTCTATATTGCTCTCCTGCCTTTTCTGTCAAGAACATTTCATTGAAAACTGTCTGCATACTAAAGTTGTATGAAGTCATAGCTTTCATAAAGTTTGCTGGTTCTGACTCATCTGTTTCACTCAGTTCTTCTGCAGCTACAGATCCTGGAATGTTCATTCCAGATATTCTTTCTACGTTCTCAAACAAGTCAGTACTTACAGCACTCTCGTACATGTCAAGTACCACTCTTAAATGGTTTCTATTCTTAGGCACTTTAGTATCAAAAGATTGTGCTGTTACAATATTACCTAAGTCATCTCCTATCTTACTGTACACCATCATATCTGTTAAGATCTGAAGCTGTTCAAACTTTTGCTTTGGTGTAAGGTCATTTACATCTTGAGCTACAGTCTCAGCTAAAATATCTGCACTGAATGCACGTACCCCGGATTCTGTTTCTGGTACTTTATAACTGGTAGCGTATTTCTTTCTAAGAGATGTTGCTATTTCTTCCTCATACTCACTCTTCTCCATAACCTTCATAGTCCTACTTCTTCCTACTTCAAGCTTACTTAAGTAGTCTTTAACTATAGGTTGGTTAGCAAACATTGCTATGGTCTCCATATCTACTCCGGCTCTAATAAGGAACATCCACATGTTCGCATTATCTGGATTGATATTAAGTATATGAAGTATAGGGGTATTAACTACATCTACAGATGCGTTTACAAGCTGACTTATAGCATCAGATATACGCATAGTGTTGTTGATGTTCTTAGTTCTACCTAGAGAGTATGACTCTGCTAAAGGATCAAATCCTTCAAAGTTCAGTCTTACTTTTGCAAGTCTCCCCGGTAGCTGTATAGACATGTCCTTAGCATTAAGTCTAAGGCCTGCCATCTGTCCCTTAATGTTGTGAGTAGATGCAAGTGCAGCTATACCTACTAATGTTTTACCCTTATTAAATGCTTCTGATATCTTAATAAGGTTAGGTATATCGGTATTTAAATTATAATCTGTAATAGTAGCTAGATCAGGAAGTCGTTTTTCTCCTTTGTAGATTCCTTCCACAAATACTTGTTTTTTAGTCTGTGGATCAACTACAAATCCTCCGTTAATTTTTAAAGCTATTTCTTCAGCATCATTAGTATTTACCGGCTGCATCCAGGTATCAAACCTTTCTTGCTTTGCTTTTTCATTAGTTACACCTTTAGCTTGCAATAAGGCTATCATATCCTCCATTACAGCATTCTGCATAGCTCCTCTACTCTGTACATTGTACTTAGTAGCTTCTGGGTTATCCTTCTTCCAGTCTTCAAAAGATTGTTTACCTACACTCTTTGCAAAGTTGTATACAAGGGCTTGTGTAAGAGAGTCTCCTTTAAGTTGCTCTAACTCTTCAGGGGTAACTCTATCCTGTGCATTGTACCATTCTTCTAGGGTAGGGTAAAACTTTTCTTTTACAAGTCTATTTCCTACCTTTTTATAGGATGGGAAATACAATACAAGTTTGTCAATATCAAAGTCAGATCCTGATTTAGTAACCATCTCAGATGGAATTACCACTGTAGGACCGGCACTCCTAGGTAAGAATCCTTTTACTTTGATAGCCTCAATAGAGTGTATACCATCTGTAGGAATACGTATACCTATCATTTCTACAAGGTCAAGTCCTCCTATAAGTTCTCCATCGGCAAATATTCCTTCTTGAGTAATAACTACATCTTTATCTACCATCTCTTTGAAGTGATGTGGTAGATATACTTCCATGTACTGATCACCTACAGTGTAAGGCTTAAGCTCTTTTAATCTTACTCCTGGAACATCCTCTATTTTGGTAGTCTCAAATCCAAGAGAAGACTGTTGTACGTACATGTCTCCATCAAACTTCTGACGGATAACTCTTTTACCTGCAAGACTCCATAGTACTCCTTCTAGCCTTCCTTTGTTAGAAACAGCATCAAAGTACATAGGCTTTTTAGCATCGTTTCTCTCTTGAAGTTTATCTAAAGACGCCATAAGCTGCATAGGCATTTGCCTTCTAATGCTCTCATCTTTAATAGCTTCTAAAAACTTGCTATAGTCTTGATTCTTTACAGTATAGGTTCTTATACCCTGATCATCTATAGATTCTTCAAGGTTAAGCTCATCTAATAGCTCTTTGTATCCTCTATCTATAAGAGCATTCAGAACTTCGTTATACCTTTCTACAGTAGGAGCAAGTTCTTCGAACTCTTCTCTTAGCTGTCCATCTTCAAATAGGTCAGAAAGTACTTGTACCCTAGCCTGTGTAGCAAGAGGTGACTTACCTTTAAACTTAGATGGTACCTCTAACTGTGTACCCATAAAGGTGTAATCTATATTTACTTTCTGTCCTTCAGAGAACGATGCTGTAAGATCTTCTGAACTACGGATAACATCTCCATCCATAAGCTGTAGCTGTCCCGCGTCTCCGGGTACACCGATCTTAAATGCAGATGGAAGTATAAGTCCTCCTAACTTATTAGATGTAAGGAAATCATACATATTAAGGATGCCTGGGAATGTCTCATTTCCCATCTTGGCCAAACCTGGATAGATAGGCGCAGCAGACATTTTAAAGAATCCTGGTACCTGTGTATCTACGTTACCATTAGGTAAGTACCCGAAGTACTGGAACTTAAGAGGTGGGAATTTACCGTACTCTTCTTCAGTAAGAACATCTCCACGCATAGCATTTTCATATGCTCTTTCCTGCTCTACACTCCAAGTATTACCTCGTAAAGCCATTTCTCTATACGCTGGTAAAGTAAGTAGAAGTGTACCGTCTGCTTTGTCTGCAGCTTTTCTATATGCTGCTGCTATCTCCGGAGATAAAGTCTCTAAGTATTCGTTGTAGTATGGAGTAACTCTTTCTGGTTCTTGTACAACTGCAAGGTCCTCTGTACCATCAGATTTTCTACCGTCGTACTTAGCTCTAGCATTTTCAGATTCATTAAGCCACTTATCAAGTTGAGGATCTACATTGAATATATCTTTTACACCTGCAGCACCTTTAACCCTCTTAAATAATGCTTTATAGAATGCAGGGTCTCCAAAGAATACTTTAAAGGTTTCATT